CCCCGCCTGCCGTCCAGGCCGCGGCCACCCTCCCCACGCGGACCCTCGATCAGATCGTGTCCGACCAGCGGGCCGAGCAGGAACGCCGGGGGGCCATCACCGACATCACGGCGACGGCCATCCGGGAGAACCCGGACATGCTCGACGAACTGGAACTCATGGCCCGCGCCGCCATCGAGAACGGCAACAGCCGCCAGGATTTCGAGCTAGCCGTTCTCCGCGCCACCCGCGGACGCGCCCCCGGCATTGCCCGGCCGCGTGAGAACGCCATGCCCCAGGACTCGGCGGTGATCGAAGCGGCCATCTGCCGTGCCGCGGGCCTGCAAGACCTCGAAGAGCATTTCCCCGAGCGGACCCTGGAAGCCAGCCATCGGTACTGGCGGAACGGCCTGGGCCTTCAAGAGCTTCTGCTCACCTACGCACGGCAGAACGGCCACCGGGGCCTGTCCGTGGGCAGTAACCCGGAGCCCGTGCTGCGGGCCGCGTTCTCGCCCTTCGACATCCGCGCCGGTATCGGCAGCCCGTCCCTGCACGCTCTGTCCGGCGTGCTGTCCAATGTCGCCAACAAGTTCCTCCTCCAGGCGTTCGAGGCGGTCGATCAGGCATGGCGAATGGTCACGGCCATCCGGCCCGTGCGGGACTTCAAGCAGATCACGTCCTACTCGCTCACCGGGGACATGGTCTACCAGGAGATCGCACCGGGCGGCGAACTGAAGCACGGGACCATCGGGGCGGAAAGCTACACGAACCAGGCCAAGAGCTACGGCCGGATGCTGGGCATCGACCGCCGCGACATCATCAACGACGACCTCGGCGCCTTCTCGCAGCTGGGCCGGCTCCTCGGTCGCGGCGGTGCCCTGAAGCTGAACCTCGTGTTCTGGGGAATTTTCCTCAACAACTCGAGTTTCTTCACGGCAGGGCGCGGCAACGCCTTCTCCGGGGGTGGCACGGCCCTGTCCCTGGCCTCGCTTCAGCAGGCCGACACGGGCTTTCGCGTGCTGACCGACCCGGACGGCAACCCGATGAGTCACACGCCCCGCAAGCTTGTCGTGCCGACCGCCCTGCGAATCACGGCACTGAACCTGATGGCCTCGATGAAGACCGTGGCGACGACCACCGCCAACGCCCCGCTGCCTGACGAGAACCCGTTCGCCGGGGCCTTCGACGTGGTCAGCAGTCCCTACATGCAGAACAGCAGCCTGACGGGGTACAGCGCCGCGGCCTGGTATCTCCTGGCCGATCCGATGGATGTGCCGGTCATTGAGACGTGCTTCCTCAACGGGGTTGAGACGCCGACCGTCGAGAGCGCCGACGCGGACTTCAATGTCCTCGGGATCATGTTCCGTGCCTGGCATGACTTCGGCGTGGCGCTTCAGGAGTACCGCGGCGGCGTCCGCATGGCGGGTTCGTAATCGGTAGAGGCAGGTATGGCTGTCTGGTGCGAGCATGGCGCCGATGGACTTCCGGCCGGCTGGCTGTCCGCCGAAGAGGCAGGGCAGCTGGCCGACCTGGCTGCCGGTCGCGTCGTCCTCGAAATCGGGTCGTACCTGGGCCGGTCCACGGTTGCAATGGCCCGCACGGCAAAGCGGGTTTTTGCCCTCGACTGGCACCGTGGCGATGCGTGCGCGGGGTCACGCTGGACGTTGCCCCGCTTCATTGCCAATCTGGGCGAATTCGAGGTGGCGGCCAGGGTCGTCGTCCTGGCCGGTCGGGTGGAAGACGTGGCACCGCTTCTGAGCGGGCGGCCCTTCGACCTGATCTTCGTTGACGGCGACCACGACAGCGAGGCCGTGGCCCGTGACACCGCCGTGGCCATGCGTCTGCTCGCTCCGGGCGGCGTCATCGCCTGGCACGATTGGGACATGCCCGGTGTTCGCGGCGGGGTGGTTTCGGCGATTCGTGGCGAGGGACGCCCTGGCGTGGGCAACCTGTTCCTTTGGGAGAGTTCATGAGCGCGAAGAAGTCTCTGTTCCTGGCCATGCCCTCTTACGGCCCCCTCACAGCAGGCGCGGCCCGTGGCTTCTGGTGTCACCCCAGCCGTGAGATGGACCGCTTTCAGTTCAGCTGCACGAACTCCCTGCTGGCCCAGGGGTTCAACATCGGTTGGGCCGCGGCCCTTAATGAGCAGGCGCGAGGCCGTGCCCTTGATTACTACGCGATGCAACATGCCGACGTGGAGCCGGAGGACTGGTGGGCGGACACGCTGGTCCAGGAGATGGAGGCCCACGACCTCGATCTGCTCAGTGCCGTGATTCCCATCAAGGACCAGCGCGGCCGGACCAGTACCGCCGTGGCTCACCCATCGGGCGACCCGTACCAGATTGCCCGCCGTCTGACCCTGAAGGAAATCTACGGCCTCCCCGAAACATTCACCTCGGAGGATGTGGGCGGCCCTCTGCTGGCCAACACGGGCCTGTGGGTCTGTCGCTGGAACAGGGATTGGGCTACGAAGGTCCACTTCACGATCAACGACCGGATTGTCTTTGATGTTGACCGGGGCATCCACGTCGCCCAGGTCGAGCCCGAGGACTGGAACTTCAGCCGGCAGCTGCACGCCCTGGGCCTGCGCGTCGGCGTGACGCGCAAGGTGGCCGTCGCTCACCGCGGCGACATGGCTTTTCTGAACACCTCGCCCTGGGGCGAGTCCTTCGACACCGAGTACAGCGACGGGCCTCTTGTGGCCCCGGAACTTCAGGAGGCAATCTGACATGGCCGAAGCACAATTCGTACACGGCGATCCCGTGATGATCGACTACACCCCCACCGGAGGCGACGTGACCGCGGGCACCGTCGTCGTGGTTGGCCAGATCCCCGCCGTGGCCCACCTGGCCATCACCAACAACACGCTCGGATCGCTGGCCGCGATGGGGGGCGTCTACGACGTGACCGCCCTGTCGAACTACGCCGCGGGCACGCGCGTTTATTGGGACGACACCAACAACAAAGTCACGACCACTTCGACCAACAACACGCCCTTCGGTACCACGGTCGAGGCCGCCGCCGCGGCCAACACGGTGGTCGAGGTACTGCACCATCCGTTCACCGCGGCGTAAGCGGCGGGACGGACCAGAGAGGCCAGTTGTGGGCCGGACAGGAGAGAGGCATGGCGAGGAAACCGCAAGTGCAACCGGAGAACGACACCGGCCCCTCGGAGGAGCGTGGGCCGTCCCCCACGCTCGCCGAGGCCCCCGCCTCGGTCGGGTACGTCGCCAACCGCAACTTCGCCTGCGCCGGTCGCGTGTTCGCCGAGGGCAAGCCCGTCGAGGCGGCGGACGTGCCGGAGGATCAGTGGGATTCCCTGCTGCATGCGCAGCTGATTGTTACCCCGGACCAGAGGTGAGACGTGGCCACACTTTCTGTCGTTACCAGTTCTCGCGATGGGGTCGCTTTCGCGCCCGCGGCCGCGGCTGGCGGGGGCGATGCCTTCGCCAATGACGGCAAGGTTGCCCTGTATGTGGACAACGGCGGCGCCAATTCCATCAACGTGACCTTCGCCACCGAGGTTACGGTGGACGGCCTGACGCTGCCTGACCGGGTGGTCGCAGTCGCCAACGGGGTTGCCAAGCTCATCGGGCCGTTTCCGACGACCACTTACAACGATGCCAATGGCCTGGTCCAGGTGACGTACTCCGAGGTGACATCCGTCACGGTCGCCCCGATCAAGGTCAGCAACTAGCCAGGAGCCCGCATGGCCGATCTGCTCCAGTCCGGCATGGGCTGGCTGGCCGACCAGCTAAAGGCCAGTGCCAGCCAGGAAGTGCGCTACACGCGGGAAAGCCAGTCGGTCTACCTGCAAGCGACCTTCGGCCGGACCCTCCTGCGCCTGAGCGATCCCGTGGCCGGCTCGCGGGTGGAGTGGACCGACAAGACGATCACCGTCCTCGCGGCCGACCTCGTCCTGGGCGGTGGCACGGCCACCCGTCCCGTGCGGGGCGATGAGGTGCGGTACACGGACGCGGCTGGCACGACGCACCTGTACGAGGTGCTGGCACCGGGGAATGAGCCCGTGTGGACCTGGGCGGACGGACAGGGAACGCGCCTGAGTATCCACCTGAAGTATCTCGGGGAGGAGTGATGCCGACAGCGACGGCGGTTGTGCTGGCCGAGGCAGTGAAAGACCTGCTCAACGCGCAGCCGTTCTCGCTGTCGTTCGCGGCGAGGCGCCCTTATGTGCCCGTCTACCAGCTTCAGGAGATGGAGACGCTGCGGGTCGATGTGGTGCCCAACGCCTACGAGCAGTCCCGGTTGGACCGCTCGGGTTGGCAGGAAGCCCACGCCATCGACGTGGGTGTTCAGCAGCGGGTCAAGGGACTGGAAGATCCGGTCATCGACCAGTTGATGGGGTTGATGCAGGAGATCCGGGACTACCTCCGCGACACGCGGATTGCCAGTCCCCAAGCCCTGGTGATCGGGCTGGAGAACGCTCCGGTCTACGACCCGGAGTCGCTGGAGCAGAAGCAGTTGTTCGTCAGCGTGCTGACCGTGACCTACCGGGTGTTCGCGTGATCTCGATGAGTTTCCGGGCCGCGCGGGGCGGCTTCTTCGACAAGAAGCGCGTCCTGAGCGCCACGACCAGAGCGGAGCGGCAGGTGTTGTCCCGGTTCGGGGCCTTCGTTCGGCGGCGGGCGAAGTCGAGCATTCGCAAGCGGAAGGCGATCAGCAACCCCGGAGCGCCGCCGAGTAGCCATGTGGGCACTTACCGCCGCCTGATCTTCTTCAGCTACGATCCGGGGCGGCGCAGCGTGGTCATCGGGCCGACACAAAACCGGGTCGGCAGCGCGGTCCCCAGGCTGCTCGAAAAGGGTGGGGACGTGACGGTGAAAACCAAGCGGGGTATCGCACGACTGCGATACCGGGCACGGCCCCACATGGGGCCAGCCTTCAAGGCCGAGTTGCCGGGCGTGCCGCAACTGTGGCGAAACAGTGTGAAGTGATCGGGGCCGGAACACCCCTCGGAGGCAACAATGGCTATCCTCGGTCTGTCGTGCAAAATGTACAGAAACACCGGCACCTGGGCGTCCCCCACCTGGAGCGAAATCACCATCGCCAAGGACGTGACCTTCTCCCTGGAAAAGGGCAAGGCGGACGGGTCGCGCCGCGGCGTCACCTGGCGGCAGTCCATCGGCACGCTGAAGGATGCCGAGATCAGCATGGAGTTGGTTCACGAAACCGGGGACTCCAACTTCACAGCCTTGAGGAGCGCTTTCCTCAACGGCACCATCGTTGAGATCCTGGTCCTCGATGGCAGCGTGGCCACGTCGGGCTCCGAAGGCCTCCGGGCCGAAATGGAAGTGTTCTCCTTCTCCCGCGCCGAACCCCTGGAAGACGTGGTCATGGACAGCGTGACCCTGGCCCCCTCGGCGCAGGCGAGCAACGATCCCGTCTGGTACACGGTGCCTTGATGCGCAGCTTTGTCGATACGAAGAATCGCACCTGGGAAGTCTCGATCACCGCGGGCGGTGTCAAGCGGGTCAAGGGCCTGCTGGGCATCAACCTCTACGATGCCGTGGCCGATGGCCCCAAGGCTTTGGGCGAACTGCTCGGCGACGTGGTCCAGCTGGTCGATATCCTCTATGCCCTCTGCGAGCCCCAGGCCAAATCGCTCGGCGTGAGCGACCTGGAGTTCGGGGAGGGGTTCGCCGGGGATGTGATCGAAGACGCGGCGAACGCCTTCGTGGAGGAACTGATTGATTTTTTCCCGAAGGCGAAGGCCCGCCACAGCCTTCGCAAGGCCGTGGCGACGGGGAGGCAGGTGCAGCTGCACCTGCTGGAGAAGCTGGAGAAAAAGCTCGACGCCCTCGATCCCGCATCACTGGCCGAGAGCTTGAGCGCCTCGTCTGGCAATGCGCCGGCATCACCGGAGTCGATCCCTCCGGGTTCTCCCTCCGCGAACTGATCGCCCTGGCCGACGCGCGCAGCCGGCTGGAGTGGAACCAGACGAGCGAGTTGCTGGCCGTCCTGTACAACGCCAACCGCAAGCCAGGCGGACGGCCCTTCACCGCGGCGGACTTCAACCCGCACGCGGCCGGGCGAGCCCGACGACGACAGCCGGACATCGAGAACGTGAAGATCACCGACCTCAAGGGATTGCTGCTCAAGGCGGGCATCCGCGAGGCCCCATGCGAAAGGAGGTAGCCCGTGGCCATCGGTGCAGGTGCCATTCGCGCCGGGCAAGCCTTCGTGGAACTGGCCCTCCGTGATGACCAACTTCGCCGCGCCCTCGACAAGGCCACGGAGCGGATTCGGGACTTCGCCTCGGCGGTAGCCACGGTGGGCGCCAAGCTGGCGGGCTTCGGGGCCGCTCTTGGTGCGCCCCTGGCGGAGGCCACCAAAACCTTTGCCACCTTCGAGCAGTCCATGGCGCGGGTCAAGGCCCTCACCGGAGCCTCGGAAGCGGAATTCGATTCGCTGCGCACCAAGGCGCGCAAACTGGGTGAGGATACGGTTTTCTCCGCAAGTGAAGCGGCTGAGGCGATGGGCTTCTTCGCCCTGGCCGGCTTCAAGACGCATGAGATCCTCAAGGCGATTGGCCCCACCCTCAACCTCGCCGCAGCCGGGCAGCTGGGCATTGCCCAGGCCGCCGACATCACGGCCAAGATCATGGCCGGCATGGGAGTCGCTGTCGAGGACGTGGGCGGTGCCGTGGACATCCTCACCAAGGCGATGACCACGGCCAACACGGACCTCGTGCAACTCGGTGATGCCATGAAGTACGTCGGCCCCGTGGCCAAGACAGCGGGGCTGTCCCTGGAGGAAGCGGTAGGCGCGGTGCAGATGCTCAGCAACGCCGGCATTCAAGGCGAGATGGCAGGCACGGCCTTGCGAGGCGCCCTGCTTTCGCTCACCGATCCGAGCGAAACGGCGGCCGAGGAACTCAAACGGCTGAATATCCAGGTGGCGGACGCCGAAGGAAACGTGCGCACCCTGGCCAATATCGTCGGGCAATTCGAGACGGCTCTCGATGGCATGGGCACAGCGGATCGCCTGGGGATCATCGGCAAAATCTTTGATGCGCGTCAAGCATCAGGTTTCGCGGAACTGATCGGGCAGGGGGCCGACCGGCTCCGGGAATTCACGAAGAACCTGCAAGGCGCGGGAGGCACGGCGGAGCGGATCGCCAGCACGCAGTTGAATACCCTCACGGGGAGCCTCAAGATCCTCCAGTCGGCCTGGGAAGAATTGCAAATCACCGTGGGCGAGGTGTTCGGCCCGATCCTGCGCCTCATCGGTTCCGGGGTGATCAAGCTGGTTCTCCAGTTTCGCGATTGGGCCAAGGAGAACCGTGCCCTCATCATCGGCGTCGGTGCCCTGGCCGCCGCCCTCACCATCGCCGGTACGACCCTGGTGGCCGTTGGCCTGGCCTTCACGGTCCTGGAGGTCGCTGTCTCGGGGCTGGCCCTGGCAGTCGGTACGGTCACAGCTGTACTCTCCGCCCTGCTCACTCCTCTGGGCCTGGTCGCGGTTGTGCTGGCCGGGGCCACGGCCGCCGTCCTCTACTTCACCGGGGCGGGCGCCGCGGCCCTGGAGTTCCTGGGGGGCAAGTTCAGCGAACTCAAGGGCACCGCGGAGACAGCCTGGCAAGGGATCTCCGACGCCATCGAGGCGGGCGACTTTGAAGGGGCCACACGCATTGCCTGGGCGGGCATCAAGCTGGCCTGGCTTCAGGGCACACAGGAGATCACCACCCTGTGGATCAACGCCGTGGCCAAGGTTCAGGAGTGGTGGGCCAGGGGGCAAGCGTTCCTCGCCAAGGGGTTTATTGCGGTGCGCGGTTACGCTGTCGAGTTCTTCGCCTTCTTCCAGGAGCAGTGGGCGCGGGTGCCGATTTGGGCCAAGGGCGGCATCACCGACATCGTCACCGACATGCGCAAGCTCAAGGACACCTGGCAATTCCTGGTCCTCTCCATGCAGGGAGTCTGGGAAGTCTTCATGTCCACGACGGGCGCCATGTGGGCGAGACTCATCCAGCAGATCGCCAACAACTGGAAACGGTTGCTGGAACTCGCAGCGCCGTTCCTGGGACCGGCCATGCGGGACGCGGCCCGGAACACGGCCCACGAACTCGGCGTTCTGGCCAAGACGAGTCAGACAGGAACCGACTTCCGCGAGGCAGGGGCGGCGGCGCGGGATCGCGTTGCCAGCGAGCAGGCCGCCATCGAGGCCGAGTTGCAAAGTCGGCTCGCGGCCATCGAGGCCGAACGGCAGCAAGCGCTGGCCGAGAACCAGGCCGCCCTGGACGCGGCCAAGAAGGAACTTGAAGCGGCCCTGGAAGAGGCACGAGCTAGGCGGGAGCAACAGGCCGAGCAGCTAGGCCAGGCCGCGGGGGGCGGCCCAGGAGGAGAAGGGCCGAATGTTCCTCCGGGATTGCGGGCGGCCACGGGCCAGGTCGCCGGCACCTTCAACGCGGCGGCTCTTGCCGGCCTGGGCTTCGCCAGCAACCTGGAGGAGCGCACGGCCAAGGCCGCGGAGGAGACGGCCAAGGGGATCAAGGATCTCAACCGCAAGGCCGACCAGGGTGGCCTTGTCTTCGCATAAGGGGAGCGGAATGGCCAGTCGCATCGACGGCAACCTGACGGTTAGTGGCGGTTTCAGTTGCGGCCAGTTCTCCCCGCCGGCGGGGTCGATTGCCGACGCGGCCGTTGCGGCTGGAGCGGGGATCGGCGCCAGCAAGCTCGTTCATCAGCACCGGCTGCACTACAACCAGAACGGCACTGCCGCCACCGCCACGGTTCCCATCCATGTGGCCCGCGGCACGGGAACCATCCTCGACGTTCGCGCCGGGACCATCGCCGCCTGTGCCGGCGCGGCAACCATCGAGATTGACCTCAAGAAGAACGGCACCACGGTCCTGTCAGGAACCATCACCCTCGACAACGCCAACACGAACCGGGTCGCTGAGTCCGGCACGCTGAGCGTCACAAGCCTGGTCGCCGGCGACTGGCTGGAGCTGGTCATCACCGCCACGGCGGGCGGTGGCACTCTCGGAACGGGTCTGCTGGTGAGCGTCACAGTGGAGGCTCCCGCGGAGTAGCATGGTTGTCATTTACGAGCGCTGGGACAGTCGGGAATCTTCGGTCGGCAGCGACCGCGAGAGCGTCGAGCTTTCGTTCATCGTCGCGGGCACCGAGGACGATTCCGCAGTTCGCCTGCTGGTCAACGCCAACGCTCCGCTGACCTACCAGGGACTCCTCTTCCAGGACTATACGATCAGCCCCCAGGGCGGGGGCACCTGGGAAATCAAGGTCCGCTATGGCCTGACCCCGCCCCGCCAGCAGCCTCCCCAGCTCAACGACTACCAGTTGAGCTTTGACACCTCGGGGGGCACGCAGAAGATCACGCAGAGCAAGGGCACGGTCGAATTCCCCTTCGGTGCAGCCCCCCTGTTCCAGGGCGCCATTGGCGTCAACGGCGACACGGTGGAAGGGTGCGAGATCGTCATTCCGCAGTTCACCTTCCAGGAGCAACACCACTTCCCCGCCACCTCGGTCACGGGGGCCTACCTGCGCACCCTGCGCGATCTCACCGGCAAAATCAACGATGCAACCTTCCGGGGGTTCGCGGCCTACGAGGTGCTGTTCCTGGGTGCGCGGGGCGTGGGCAAATGGCAGGACGGCTGGGAGATCACCTACAACTGGGCCGTGGGCAAGAACGAAACCAACCTGACCGTGGGAAGCCTGACGGGAATTCAAAAGGGCGCCTGGGACTACCTGTGGATTCGCTACGGCGCCGATGAGGATCAGGACACCCTCGTTCAGGTTCCCAAGTACGCCTACGTCGAGATCGTCTACGACACGGCCGACTTCTCCCTGCTGGGCATCGGAACGTGAGGTCTTCATGCCGGGCGGCGACTTCCAGAGAGTGACGCGGAACGACCGACTGGTCATTCCCGCCGACGCCTACAACGCCATGCTCGACGCGGCCGAGGCCGAGCGCGGGCAGCGGTTCAGGGGCGGCGCTCTCCCTGCCACCGGATTCGGGCAAACCGGCATCATCAAGGTCCGCAACGACACCGGCAGCGCCGTCGCCCGCTTCCACGTCCTGGCCCTGGACGAACCGATCATTCTGCCCTCGGCCAACGAGGACGAGTTCAAGCGCCAGGTTGCCTTCGCGTGCGTCGAGCCCACGACCGCCCATGAGGGTTTGTGGGTTGTCCTGTTGGAACCGCTGGCCGATGGCGCCATTGGGCGAGCGGTGGTGTCCGGGGCGACTGTGGCTCGGCTTCAGGTGGACACGGACAACAGCGATGACCGGGTCGAGGTGGAGAACGGCGAGACGGTTCTCCTGCTGGGCAGTGCGGGGACCGGGCAACTGCTCTGGCGTGAGGGGGGCACAGGCGAGCAGTGGGCGGTTGTGCGTGTGGGCCTGGACCTGGACCTGGACGAAAAGGCCAAGGTCAGCTCCAACGATACCACGGCGGGCTACCTCAACGGCAAGCTGGTGCCCGGAACAGGGATCAGCCTGACCGAGAACAACGACGGCGGCAACGAGACACTCACCATTGCCAATACGGCATCGACGGGGGGCTACCCGACCTTCTCGGGTTGCGTGGCCACCCGTACCAGTCAGACCATCTCGGACAGCACCGAAACGGATGTGCTGTTCGATACCGAGGTGGAGGATACAGACGGCTACCATTCCACGGTCACTAACACCCAGCGCTTCACGGTTCCCGCGGCGGGCCGCTACTTCGTGCGGGCTTACGCCGCCTTTGCGGGGTCGGCCACGGGGTATCGCTACATCGCGATCTACCACAGCGCCCACGGCATCAACGCCGTCACCCAGGTCGGCAACACGGGGGCATCGGACTCCGTGGCCATCGAGGTAAGCACACGCAGCCAGGCGGTGAGCGCGGGCAGCTACTTCTACGTCACCGTGGAGCAGACCTCGGGGGGCGACCTCCAGATGACGGTGGCCCGCCTGGAGATCCATCGCATCGAGTGAATAAGCCTGGTGTGGACCTTCGGCCTTCGGCGAGGGCGGCCGGTAAAGTGGCAACGGAGAAATCGCGATTCTTCTTTGACCGAAAGGGCTTGCCATGTCCAAGGGTAACACGTTTGAGAACGATCTGCTTCTCTTGATCTTCAACAACACGGACGCGGCCAATATCGGAGACGCCACAGGGCTCCGGGGAAGCTCGTCGGCGGGCAGTCTCTACGCCTCCCTGCACACGGGCGATCCGGGCGAGGCGGGCAACCAGACCACGAATGAGTGCGCCTATACCTCCTATGCTCGCGTTGCCGTGGCCCGCTCTGGCTCTGGCTGGACCGTGTCGGCCAACAGTGTCAGTCCCGCGGCGAACATCTCTTTCCCTGCCGCGACAGGCGGCAGCGAGACAGCTACCCACTGGGCGGTAGGAACCGCTTCCAGCGGCACTGGGAAACTGCTGTACTCAGGCACGATCAGCCCGAATATCTCGATCTCCTCGGGGGTCACGCCAATCCTGACGACGAGCAGTGCCATCACCGAGGACTAATACAAAAAAGGGCAAAAATGGCTCAATCAGCAATCGGCCAATTGTTGGCCAACAACACCGCCGAAGGTGGACCTGCTTTGTCGGCCACCAACTTCAGCAACATTCTCACCGCCCATCTGATCGGTGATATCCCTGCAAGCACAGCCCGAGACGCCATCAACGCGCTGCTCGCCATGCAGGGATTGCCTCCTCTGACGGCCCAGCAAGAGACGGACATGGGGGGGCTGGTCACGCATTACAATGGCCTGACGACAACGAACAAACTGATCTATCTCGCCAAGGCAGCAAACTATCCTCAGTATCTCCAGAACAGCCAGAACAATCCCCCAGGGGCAAGGCTGTCGATTGAAACGTGGGATACCTTGATGGGCATTCCCCAACTATAAGGGGGCACCATGCCATCAGACATCAAGGCCGCTGTTATTCGTTTCACGACGCCGGGGTCCACCGGCAACCAGACCGTGCCCCACGGTTTGCCTTGGACCCCTAAGGTGGCCTTCTTTATTGTGTCCCGCACAGACACTGATCCGACCCGAAGTAATGCAGGCATGGGTTTTGGAGCGGGGTACGACAGCACCAACGAATGGGGTATGGCGGGCTGGGCGGGGGACGCCAACCCCGTCCCGGCCTATCGGATGTACAAGAATGCAAGCTCACTGTTCATCATCTCGACAAGTGGCATCAACGACGAAGGGGGTTTTCAGTCCACCGCCTTTGACGCCACGAACATCTATCTGAACTGGAGTACCGCCAACAACAGCGGTTTCTACGTCGTCGCCTATCTCTTTGGTGGCGCCGACCTGGAGTATCAGGTCGGCACGTTTCAGATTGCGGTGGGCGGCGGAACCGTAAGCCCGTCTACCAGCTTTGAGCCGGATCTCATTTTGTTCGCGTGCGCTGGAAACGACGTGAGCGCTGGGCACGGGGCAGCGAATACCATCTCCTTTGGGTGGGCTCGGCGTTCAGACCTCGCCCAGGGGTGCATCTCCCAGGCGGTCCTGAACAACACCAACCCAAGCGCCGTGACCTCGCGGGTGTGGACGAACCGGGTCGGCTGCCAGCTCAACGCCGGTACGTCGGGCGCTCACGCATACTCCCTTGAGGTCACGGCGATTGGGACCACCACATTCACGGTTGCTACGGATATCAACCTGAGCGAGCCTGGGACTGACGATTGCAGTTATTTGGCGTTGAAGCTCGGGGACCGTTCGGTATGGGTTGGGTCGCTCGATGCACCGGACGCGGCTGATGATCCCTGGTCAGTGACGAGCCCAGGGTTTCGCCCACAACTGGTATCTCTGGGGATCGGCGTGTGGACGGCGGCAAATACGACGTTCAATTCCTCGTTGGCTGCTTATATGGCAGTTTGTGGGTTCGATAGTAGGGGGTCGATCTTCACCGTAGGTCAATTCCTGGGTGACAATATTACGCCGGGGTCGGGAGGGATGCAGGCGATTACAACCGATGATCTTCACCTGCGAGCCCAATCCGGTTCAACTTCGACAGCGGTCCTGGTTTACGACACCCCCGCCATGACCCCGAGTGGTTGGCAGTTGGATGGGCAGACCACGACGGACAATAGTTATGTGTGGGCCGGGTTCGCGATAGAGGCGGGGGACTCCCTGGTTTGGGACGCCCCGCGTTCGACGTTCCAACATATGATGGTGAGGTAACACTATGGGCCGTATGTATACAGCACAAGTCAGCGCGGTGGCGATCACTGCGGCTCAGGATCTTTTCGAGATCCTCGCCCCTTCAGACGCCATTGTCGTTGTTCATGGGTTTTCCCTCTTCCAAACAACGGACGTGGGCGATGCCGCCGAGGAAATTCTGCGACTGGAAACGGTTCGGGGTGTGGGGTCTGTGACTTCGGGTTCGGGGGGGTCAACCCCGACGCCACAACCTCTTCAGGACGGGGACGCGGCGTTTGGCGGAACCGTCGAGGCGAACAACACGACGCGCATGGCTGCGGGCACGGGTACGCTGGAAACCCTGGGGCAAATCGGCTGGAATGTGCGCATCCCGATGGTCCACTACTACACGCCCGAGACGCGCCCGATCCTCAGCCCCGGCAACCGCTGGACGCTCTCTCTTCCAGCGGCTCCTTCCGACTCGTTGACGACATCGGCCACTGTGTGGTTCGAGGAGATCGGCGGCTAACATGCCCGGCGTTTTCCGACCTTTCTGGCAATGGCGACCAGTCGCGCCGTGGATACCTTCTGCTGCCGCATCGGGAGCTAGTGAAGCAGTTGGCTCCTCGGCGGGTGTTGCCACAGCCTCAGCCGTTGGGGCTTCCCAGGCCACAGCAGCGGGCTCGTCTGCTGGCGTGGGGTCGGCTTCTGCCGTGGGCGCTGCTCAGGCCACAGCAGTCGGCTCATCCTCTGGCGCCGCCACCGCTTCGGGTGTCGCCGCTTCCCAGGCCCAAGCCGTGGCCTCGGCCGCGGGTGTGGCCACCGCTTCCGCCGTGGGCGATTCGTCTATGGGTGGCAGTGTGGCGGCGGCGGCGGGGGTGGCCACGGCAAGCGGAGTGGGGTCCTCGGAAGCGCGAAGCGTGGCGACCGCGGCGGGCGTGGCCACAGCCTCCGGGATCAGCCTCGCAGGCCCGGCTGTCTGGGTGGAAACCGTGGACGTGATTCGCTGCCCTGACCGATCCCTGAGTGTGCGTCTGCCTGACCGATCCCTGAGTGTGCGCTTGCCGGCGAGGTGAACATGACGACACCCCTGCACTGTGACGCGGCGGAACGCTGCAAGTTCGCCAGCGAGGATCTTCCCCTGACGTTCGACTTCCGGGCCACGTCCTTTCTGGCCACGGACCCGATCACGTCGGCCGCGATTACCATCCTCTCGGGCTCGGGCCTGAGTGCCAGCGCAGCCTCGCTCAACAGCGCGGGAACGATGGTGCAGACCAATGTGTCGGGTGGCACGGCGGGCACGACCTACCGCATCCGCTGCGTGGCAACCACGGACGCGGGGCGTGATCTCGTCGGTCTGGTCGATCTCCTGGTCGTGGCCGAGTCCTGATCCTTCGGCCCTTGGGGGGCCATGGTGGTAGAGTGGTCAGACCCTTTCGGAGGTGAGGCATGAGTCTCTTCGCGGAACGCACGGCGCCGGCACTCAACGCGGCCGCTGCCCAGCAAGGGTGCCGTTCCATTTGCTCCAGGCGGATGCGATCATTCGCCTATCCCCCGGCATAACCTGGAACGGGACTGGCCGAACTTCAAACAGAAACTTGCGACAGCGGGGTTTCTTCCGATTGATCCGGCGAGATCCTAGCCGCGACATTCGGCCCTTTGCCCCCCTCTCGGGTAGACTCGCAGGCAACTCTCTACCGCAGCCCTCAACCTCTCGGAGGCCCTCGTGACGCCACGCGAAACCATGACACGGGTGGGCGATGCCTTGGGCATCGCCGGACTGCCGGGGTGGGCCAACCTGCTCGCCAACGTGGGCGCCGTGGGTGTCCTATGCTGGTTGGTTGTGGTGGAGATGCCCGCCCAGAGGAAGGATCACACGTCCGAACTCCGGGCCATTGAAGCAGCGGCGCGGGAAGAAGCACGACTGATACGGGACCGCGACGAGATTCGCACCGAACGATTGTTACAGGCGGTGTCCGAAAACCAACGAGCGATCATGGAACTGACAGCCTCGCTCAGGACCATGCGCAGCACAACACCCAGCAAGCCAGGCAAGGCGGGGGGCTCCTCATGAGAATGCGTTCGGCACTCCTGGCTCTGCTGTTGTGGCCTGCCCTGCTCTGGGGGCAGCAGGTGACGCTCCCCGCCGAGGTAAAGGGGCAGCCAGGCGCGTTCGTCATCGTGAAGGCGGAAGCGGACGGCGCAGCGGTGCAGTGGCATCCCTGTGACAGTGGGTTGTCCATCATCCCTGCCGAGCTGCTCAAGGACAGCAAGACCTGTGTGGCGATGGCGGGGCGGCCGGGAAGATACCGCTTGATGGCCTGGACCGCCAAGGGTGACGTGCCGAGCCCCGCTGCCGTTTGTGTGGTGGTGATCGGGGACGCACCCGATCCGGGACCGGGACCGGGACCGGGACCGGGACCGAAACCCGATCCTGACCCGCCCGTGCCCACGGGCGAGATGCGCGTCTTGATCGTGTACGAATCAATGGATGTATCCAAGATGCCCGCCGCCCAGCAGGGCATCATCTACGGCAGACAGATGCGAGAGTACCTCGATGCCAAGACTCCTGAAGGGCCAGACGGCAAGACCAATGAATGGCGGATCTACGACAAGGATGTGGACCTCAGCGGTGAGGCGGTGACGTGGCGCACGGCGATGACAGCAAGCAAGCATACGCCGGGAATCGTGGTGTTGAAGGGGGCGAACGTGGCGTATGCGGGGCCGTTGCCTGCGACGGTGGAAGAGACGCTTTCCCTGCTGGCGAAATACGAGAGGTGAGACGTGGCGAAGAAGTACGCCGGGCCGATCATCAATGACGATACGCCTATCGGCAACTGGATTGCCCCTGTGATCGACGGTGAGGTAAAGGGACACGGGCTTGTGCCTCGTGACTATGCGGCCTTTCCCGTCGAAATGTTCGACCCGCCCTCGCAGTTGCAACTGATCCCACGCTCCGAGTGGAGCGAGCGTATTAAGGAGCAGGAACGGGCGAAGTCTCGCATATCCGACATACTCCTTGCTGCGGGCATTCCCAGCCTGGACCAGGGACCGAACGGGTACTGCTGGTCGCACAGTACCGTGGGTTGTGTCCAGGCGGTCCGGGCGATTAACAACCAGCCCTATGTCCCGCTCTCGGCTTACATGGTGGCGGCGATCATCAAGAATGGACGAAACGAGGGAGGATGGTCCGGCTTGTCCGCCAAGTTTCTTCGCGAGGTGGGTGTTTGCTCGCAGTCCCTCTGGCCTCAAGGAAATCGCAGCCTGAGCCTTGATACACCCGAGGCGAGGGCAAACGCCGCCCTTCACAAAACATCAGAGGAGTGGGTTGACCTTACCAGGAACGTCTACGACCAGAACTTGACCTTCGACCAGTTGGCGACGTGTCTTTTGTCCGGCATCCCATGCGCCATTGACCTGAATTGGTGGTCGCACGCAATCATGGCGTGCGACCTTGTTGAGGTTGAGTCAGGAAGCTTCGGGGTGCGGATTCGTAATTCCTGGGGCGATGGCTGGGGCGAAAAGGGATTCGGCATCCTTCAGGGCAGCCGGGCCATTCCCAACGGGGCCTTGGCGATCCGCGTTGCTGGTGGTTCACCGAGCTAAAGAAGATGACGCCAACTTTGGCCACACACAATACTGGAAACGTTCATGCGGGTCGTCCCGTATTGGGCGGCAAGTTCGCTTTGCAGAATTCCGCCGGCCGCATAACGAGCCCGGATTTCGCGAACCTGATTGGCCGTGAGCTTGCTCCGGAATCGACCCAGGCGGCGGGTGTCAGCCGTGTTCTCTTCATGTGTACCCCACGCCAAATTGTCGATGGCGTTGTTGGTGGGATCGCCGTCAAGATGTCTTGTCTCGGCGTCGGGGCTTGGTTTGGGTCCGAAGAAAGCTTCCAGTACAAGTTGATGGACCAGGCGGGTTCGTCGTTTGCCACGCAGCCAAAGGTGGATGTAGAGATACCTTCGCCCCTTGCGGTGTCGTTGCGGTATCAATTGCCTCCAATTGGTTGTCAGGGAGGGGCCGCGAAAACAACTCCAGACACTCCCGTTGCTGCCGATGCGGTAGCCGGGAAACCCTGGGATGCTGCGAAGCTCGACCGTAGAATTTGCCGTAGCCATGACTCGCTGTCTCCTGGGACAGGTGTTGTGGTTAGGGCTTCCGAGGCGTTACCAGCACCTCGGGGGCCCGTCTCATTATATGGCCAGCGACAAGTCGAAATAGGGGGCCCACTATGACAACCATGCTCCTCACGCTGATCCTGTCCGCCCCCCCGCAAGCGCCCTGCCCGCCCCAGGCTCCCCCCATGCGGGAGCCTGCCACAACGCCCACGAAAACCTGCCCCTGCTCGCCTGCCTGCACCTGCCCTTGTAATTCTGGTGGGCCTTGCCGTTGCGAATCAAGTGCGATCTCGCTCCCTGTAAGTGGTAATGCGGGGGGCGGGAAGGTTGGTCCCTGGGAGAGGGCTACCCCCTGGGGGCAGGCACTCCCGGTGCGTCTGTCCCCAGGAACCTCTTGTCCGACCTGACGATAACCCAACCGCTCCCGTGGGGAGCAGAGAGTACCAATGGATCACCTGCGATTGTTGATCGACGCCCTGCGTGCGAATGACTGGAAGTGCAGCTTGCGTCACGCGCTGCACCTGGCGGCACTCCTCGCGGACACCTACCTCGATGACGGGCATCCTGCCGTGGGGATGACGGTGGCTGATGCCTCGTTGACTCTGGCGGGGCTGACGGAAAAGCTGGCCGAGGTTGCCCCTGAGGAAGGGGTGCAGTCGGTGGCCTTGCCCTCTTGGGTATGGCCGGTCCTCCTCAAGGTACTCGAGGAACTCCTCAAGAGGGTGTGACATGCCGATATCTCCCGAGACTCAGGCGAAAATTGACGCCGCTTTTGCGGCCCGCGATGCTGAGCGCGCGGCGGAAACCGCCCTTGCCGATGCGCAGACCGCCCTGGCTGATGCCGCCTCTGCTGAGGCCACGGCCCGCGCCACGGAAGCCACGGCCGAAGTGGAGGCCAACCAGAAGGCTCAGGAAGCGGTAGCAGCGCTCGCGGCGGAACTCGGGCTCTGAAGGCAAGAGCCGTTCGGCCTGCCTCCGCTGTGGCAGGCCGAGATGTCTGGCTTGCGCTTTGGGGTGCTGACGCCCAACCCTGGCGAGGCGAGGCGTGTGATGGCTTCCCAGGTGGGACTGCCGCGACTGCCTCCGGGGACAATTCTGCGGCGGGCGCTATCCCGAATTGCCCGCGTTGTGAGGAGATGACATGGGACTGTGGTTCTGGTTGCCGACGTTGTTGAGAGCGCTGGCAGCGATTATCGAGATTCTCAACCGGCGCGCCTTCGTGTCCGAGGACGAATTCCGCCAACTGCACGAGGCGTTGGCCCGATGCGATCAGTTGCGGGCCTCGTGCGCGAAGATGGGGATGCGAGTCCCTGACAATCCACCTGCGACGTAGCAGGTGCCCTCCCGTTTCTCAGTTGCGGGAGGGAGCTGGGCCTCGTGGGTCGCGAGCGCTGGCCCACGAGGTTTAACAATCGGGTGGCTTCCCTGGCCTTGCCTGCATCCTCGGCAACCCCACCAGGGATAGAAGCGTATCGGGGGTGCGAATCCCCCGAGCCCGTTTCGAGAGGAGCCATGTGTGCCATCTCCGTCTGCCTGACACCTCTGTATATCTTTCTCCTCACACCCCCTCACCAGTCGGCGCCGTTGCCGCCCGAGACGCCCGCTGGCTGGTCATGTCTGAAGTCGTTCGCCGCAAGTCACGAGATCGCTGGACCTCACGAGCGGTGGTACACCTGGGAAGGCGAGTGTGCCTATGTCAGGGGACATTACCACAACCTCAGAAAGGCACCGCGCCTGTCCGCGTGTGACACGCTAGCCACCTACGACCAGTGCGCCGTGATGCTGGAAGCCATCGCTTCGCAGCGTGCCCTCCTGGAGCAGGAGCGAGAGGGGCAAGCCTTCACCTTTCGCAGGGAGCGAATTCAGGACCAGTTGCGCGAGCTGGCTCGCCAGGAGTCCTTGTGGCGGCTGTGCCAGGAAGCGCAGTCTCCCCAAGCTTCCTGGGTCAGTCGGCGATACGCTCTGGCCGAATTGCTTCGGCAGCCCTGACCGCTTCCCACAGAGCCCCTCAGATTCTTCACTGATTGTGTACCGCCAAAGGCGGTATAGTATTCGTACCGGGCGGGGAAGCGGGACGGGACCAGCAGGAAGATTGTTTCCTGGTGGATAGTTTTCCTCGCCCGGTTTTGGTATTATTCCTTCGGCCCGTCCCTCGGTTGCCGGGCAACCGATCCCTCTCCCCGACCCGCTCCCGGAGGCGGGCCGAGCCTCTCTCTCCCATGATTTGCCAATCCGTGTACCGGCGATCCCCCTGCCGACATTGCAGCCTGCTCCGCGTCGTCAAGCGTCGGGGACTATGCCATCGCTGCTACTACACCAAGGCAATCCGCAGACTCTACTCCGACAACCGCAAGCGCGGCGCGGGCTCGGTCGGCAATGACTGGGTCAGGCCGACCCCGCTGCCGGATGAGCCGACCGACGCATTGCCGGGGACAGAGGCTAAGGTGGAAGTGATGAGGGCGCGGTTTGCGGAGCGGCAATCACTCTGGCACCCAGAGGATGCCCGCGGCCAGTGATATTCCCACCCTACTCGGGCTTGATGTCTGGGAGGGGAAGGGGCTCGGGATCGAGTTGAGAGAGGATGGCCTGTTCCTGTTCGCGAAGCTGGGCGATGTCCATTTCGAGGCAGCGGATATCGAGGCGCACGTCTTCGAGAAGGCGACGTAGGCCCTTCTGGGACTCACGCCGTTGTTTGCCCGTCACACCTCCACTCCCCACGCTCGGGCCACCCCTTCGGGCACAAGCCCCCGCTGGGCGGCTTCGCGGCGTGCCCAGCGAAAAGCGGCGGCGTTACACACAGGGCAATTGTTGATATCGTTGGAGTGAAGGCTAGTAGGTGCAAAGGGCGCAAAAACCTGCCTCTCCCTGTCGTATATCTTCGCAAGCCTCACCTCCTCCACCGGATGCCGCGCGACAATCTCGGGACCATGCTCCAGCCAGTCGGCGGCGGTGCAGGAGACGGCGGCGACAAAGCCACGGCGGAGAGTCACTCGTAAGGCGGTAGCGTTTTTACCAGACTGCTTTCTCAGCCAGCCAATATCTTCAGGCCACACTGCTACGAATGGAGCCAGGCCGGGAACCGGGCCGATAAAATCGACTGCGTGCCGTGCCACCAATTCTCGTTCGCGCCGCCGAAGTTCCCGTTCCAGAGCGTCGTCCTCCTGACATCCTGTCCTCATACTCACTGTTCCATCAGGTAGTACCGCCTCACCGATCCTGGCCAGCGCACACTGCACCCGGATAAATTCAGCCCGGTCGCTCTCCCCCTGTTCGTCCAGCCAGTCGG